ATATCATCTGACCACACGACTATCTCGGCAGGAAGGGGATATTTCTCCCTATATTGTATAGCCAAGGTCAGTCGCATAATCTTTCTATCCTTTTCTTCACATTTGCTACACGTCATAAATCGCCCCTTCCCTTGGTCTAAACTCTTTTATCTCTGTTTCTTCCTCATATTCATTTGTTCGCAATGCCCATCCGGTGTCACGCAGGAATTTAACTCCCTGGGTAAGCGCATCTGGCAGATCGTCATGCTTACCACGAGGGAAAATACTCATCTCATCAATACAAAGCTGCGCCCACCACCTGTCTGGTGCCGCTATTATACCATTTTCAAATAAATTTGAAACAGCATGTACACGTGCGATCTTGTCGCCCTTCGGAGTAATACCCTGAACACCAAATTTTTCATTGCTATAAAGGCGTATTAGCTCCTGAATAAGCGGTATGCCTGAAGCCGTCTTCTCCACAATAACCTTGTCAGCATGCATCTCGTGAGCCGTATAGGCGACAAGTTCGACAAGCCCCCATTCTTCACGGTCAAGATAATCCCTGCGCGATTCTCCCTTACGCCTTTCAGGAACTGCGCCATGAAAGCTCATTCGTTTTTGCCACGCATCCATAAGGATAATGCGCGGTTGCCCATCATCGCGGTACAGCCCCAGTACTACGCAGGCGGAATAGTCATTCGCACGCTTCTCAGTAAATGCCGGGTCAACTGATGCAATAATAAAATCCATGACCGGATACTCAAGGGCGCGAAGCGGGTTGCCAGACTCATCAAATGCTTCACCCTGCTTAGGCCACATCTTCCACCACGATGATTTTATAATTCCGCCACCACGCGGAGCAGGAGATTGCATATATTGTCCGGCATATGCATAACTGGACATTTCCTTATCAGATTTTAGCTTATCTACTGCAATCTGATTATAAACTTCTGGCCAAAGAAGTTCACCATCCTCTTCGCGCCAGTCTTCCCACCCTATTGATGTGATACATTTACGCCCTGAATCATATTCCATAGGGAGGCAAAGATGCTCATACCCCATATCGCGTGACAATATAAGCCCGGAAACATCATCCTCATTGGAGCGCTGCTGAATGTTTACAAAAACAGATTCATTAGGATCAATAACGCGGCTGGGAAGAACCTCCATATACCAGCGGTTTGTTTCATCACGCGTAGTTTTTGATTCGACATCTTTAATATTGTTAGCGTCATCAATTATAAGGCGGTTTCCGCGTTCGCCTGTGCCTGTACCGCCTACAGACGATGCAATTTTCCATCCTGTCCGGCTATTTTCCAGTTTTACCTGGTTATCTTTGGTAATTTCAAAAGAAGTACCCCAAAGCGTGCGATACAGATCTGATTTAACAAGTGTGCCAAAGCGCCCATTATCACGCTCTGTCAGGCTGGATGCATATGAAAATGTAAGATAGCGTAAATGCGGTTTTTCTATCCACTCCCATGCAGGCCAGAAAACATTAACCACGATACTTTTGGCAAAGCCGGGGGGAATATTAATAAGCAATTTTCGTATCTCGCCGCGAGATACCGCTTCGAGATGTTCGCACATTGCGCGGATGTGGCGCGCCTCCCGAAACTCACGCCCCGGCTCCAGATACTCCCACATAAGTTTGATAAAATCATACAAGCTGCGCTCAGCACTTGCCTGATAAATAAGCCCCTTGGCAAGCATAGGATTCTGTTTAAACAGCGTTTCAATCGCTTTTGGCATCCATGAATTCCTTGGCAGATTTCTTTGCCGCTATATAGGTTTCATCGGGTTCGGATTTGTCACCCATAACAGATTCCCAGTTACGCCATTCCTTATCCCACAGATCCTCATTGAGTCTAAACCAGTGATTGATTGGCCCCATGTCTGGCTCAGGCAAGCCTAATATTCCGCGTATTTTTTCAGCATGTGCAATACGCTCTGGACGCTTGGCAATAAAAAAATCCATCCAGAACCGCAAATCGCGCATACGCTTTGTCATTGGGTTTTTCTTTGCTATAAAACATGCAGCCTGAATGCCATAAATCGGCAAACCATGAACCAATGCAGATAATTCCTGCAGCCATGTATCGTCAAACCAGAATGGAAAATAATCTGTGTATAGCTGACCCGCGGCCGCCAGCCATTTGCGCGGGACGATAGGTATAACAGGGCCGATATTGGTGTTCCACCATACTACCCGCTCATCATCTTTGCTGTAAACATCTGCGATATGTAAATCCCAGTGAGGGGTAATGCACACAGAGCGGTCAGTAACAAGCGCATAAATTTCTGACGGCTTAGCCTCATCTGCTATCGCATTCCAGATGGCGCCAAGGCTAGGGCGCAATTCATCGCTATGCAAAAACTCAATATCATTCTTACCGCTCGCCAACGCATCCAGAACGCTAAGGGCCGCCTGAAATCCAGTCGGGTTTCCGCGAGAAGCGCAAAGAACTGCTATCTTAAGTCGTCTTTTTTCTTCCACTGCTCATTTCCCTGTCATTAAAGGCAATATAACGTTTTCCAGCAGATTCCCTATTGGCTGCATACCACTCAATTGTCTCCTTAATGCCTTTTTCCAAATCATAAATCGGCTGATATCCATAATTTTGTGCACGGCTTATATCCATAAGGCGTCTTGCATCACCCTTTGGCTTATTTTTATCCCAAATAATCTCAACAGGACCGCCAGGCGCATTGCGCGCTACAATCTCCGCCACCTCTTTTATTGTCACCGGCTTTCCAGACGCAATATTAAGTGGTTTGGTTATACCCTGCTCAACAGCCATCATCATACCGCGCGCCACATCTTTCGCATGCACAAAATCACGTATTGCAGAGCCATCGCCCCATACAGTCAAAGGATTTTCCCCATTCACCACGCGCGCTATGAGTGATGGCAGCACCATGGCAGTGCTGGAATCAAACCAGTCATATGGTCCGTATACATTAGCCGGTCGCACAATGGAGCATTTCCAATCATATTCTACCGCATAAGCATCTGCCTGCAATTCAGCCATGCGCTTTGCCCATCCCGCGAACCAGTCATTTGGCGATGGATTTCCTTTCCACATATCATCTTCATGAAAAACTTCTGCCGGAGGATAGACCCCAACAGTGCTGGTATGCAGATAATGCTTTACCCCGGCGCGCCGGGCCGCCTCCATCATATTGATAGAAGTCTGTATAGTTGGAACAAAAAAGGAGGCGGGATATTTTAAGGTAGCAGATGGCGATCCCTTGACCCCCACAAGATTAAAAACGATATCCATGCTTTTACACATATCCTCGCAGTTATTAAAGTAACGCAAATCACGGACAAAACTATCCCCCTCACTGCCGCTTTTGTATCTAATCTTCATATCGGAATGAGAGCCATATTTATCCATCGAAATTATTCTCACTGAAGCCCCCTTATCAGCAAGCATTTCCACTAGCGGAGTTCCTATTAATCCGCTCCCCCCCGCAACCAAAACTTTTTTACCCCTATAGAAACTCATATACCCTCCTGAAGATGGTGAAAATCGCGCCTGTCGAACTTGCCATAAAGATAATGTGCCGGATCTGAAAAAATTATGCCGGACCCTGCATTTTCAAACTTAAACGGAACCCAGAGAAGTTCTTTCAGCTCTTCAAGAATTCTGCCGTGATCTTCCAGTCGGGCAAAAATAAGAATAAATCCGCCGCCGCCCGCTCCTAATAATTTGCCGCCCTGCGCACCAGCTTTCAATGCGCGCTCATAAATGTCATCTACAAATGCAGGCGATATATTTTTAGCAAGTGTGCGTTTAATTTTCCACGATTCATGCAACAATTTTCCAAAATCATCAAGACTGCCGTTATGCAATAGCCTCAAAGCGTCATCCACCAGCGACTGCATCTCTTTAAGTTCAGCCTTTTTCTCTCCGCGCTCCTGAGATTTTATTTGTTCAGACGCAATATCAGAAGCTGTGCGGGAAACGCCTGTAAAAAAAAGAAGGCAGCGACGCTGTAGCTTATCAAGACGCGATGCGGGTAGCATTACCGGTTGCACGGAAAAATCACCATCTGGCGAAATGGTAGTCTTATTAAAGCCGCCATAAGAGGCTGCAATCTGATCCTGAATGCCGACATTCTCTTTTAAAACCTCTCGCTCAATATAGATAGCCTCTTTAGCCAAATCATATTTATTCGTCATCCTGTCCTTCAACCCATGCAGAGCATTAAGCAGTCCCACTGTGAAGGTGGAACTTGAGCCAAGGCCTGACCGGGCAGGCAGATCGCCTGTATGATGAATTTCTACGCCATGATCGATATTAAGATGTTTAAGCACTTCACGAACTGAGGCGTGCTGAATATCGCCGTGGCTAAGAACAGATTCAATTTGCGACCATACAATGCGGGATTTTTCAGGGAAAAAAGGAGGAAGATAGCGTACCGTTATATAGCAGTAATGATTTATAGTCGTTGAAAGAACGCAGCCGCCATTTTCCTGATACCATGGGGCATAATCTGTGCCTCCTCCAAAAAAGGAAATACGGAATGGAGTCCTAGAAATTATCACTATACCATCCCAAAGTTTTCTTGATACCATCAACCAATGATGTTTTTGGAGTCCACCCCAGATCAGATTCCGCCCGCTTGCAATCAAGCGATGTGCTGACCTGAATAGAGGGCTTGCTGGTATCGTAATTTATAGCAAGAGACTTGCCAGAGGCCACCACTATCTCCGTTACAATTTCCCTGATAGTAAAAGACGTTCCATATCCGCAATTATACAGGCCAAATTTCGATTCCTGTTTATCAAGCGCACATTCTACAAAATCTACAAGGTCGTCAATATAACAAATGTCACGCGCTTCCGATCCATTGCCCCAGACATCAATATGATCCCCCGCCAGCTTCACCTTAGTTACAGTGGCTCCAAAAACATGGGCGCGGTCAAGCGCATATTTATCCCATGGGCCATAAAAATTGCTTCCGCGAATGGCCGTGAATTTTGTTTCGCCCTGATCCGCAAAAAAAGCTGCCATTTTTTCAAGATATAGTTTGGTACTTACCATGCCGAAATAGCGTGAATTCGGATTAACAGGCGTTTCCTCGCTACAATGGCCGCCGCCATACATCGTCGAGCAACTGAACCAGATAACATGCTTCACCTTACGCAGCATCGCCGCACGGAAAATGTAAGAATTCATCACCGCGTTGTCCGTAACATGCAGCCACGGGCGCTCAAAGGTGTCCTTGCACCCGGAAGTAACTGCCGCCGCCTGCACAACAATGTCCATGCCGTTAATCAGCGAATCCACCATAGCGTCATTGCAGGAATCAACATTGTACCATTCAATATGAGGATGGTCCCATGGCTGCCGCGTAAAAAAAGTAGCATAGACCTGATATTCAGGATTATCCGCAAAACGCTGTGCAATATTGCGACCTACAAAACCCGTTCCGCCAAATATTAAAACCTTTTTCTTTTTCATTTAATAAACTTCCACTAAAATTGTTGATTCTTCGCAATCAAGTGCCGCCCTGTACTCCGGTAAAATCTGATCCGCTTTTTCGAGTTTTACCACTTTCACGGCAGATAGCATGGCACGCACAGCATCCGTATAATCACCAAGATGTTGAATGCCTGGATCAAGCGGGACAGGTGTCGCAATCGCGGTGCGGATGATGACCTTCGGCCTGTAATCGCTGAAAAGAGGTATTTTGTCCAGATGCTGCACAAGTTGCGACATGGCTTCCAGCATAAAATTAATACGGGGAAAGATTGTGCACACTTTTCCGCCTGCCATCGCAATGCCTGTTGCCATGCCCATCTGCATATTTTCTGCGACAGGGATCTCCATGCGCTGATTAATGGGAATGTCCGCAAGAGTTTTGCTCATAAATGTGCCATCGCAGGCCACGGCCTGCCCCATAAAAATATATCCATCATCGGCAAGAAGCTTCATTGCATCACATAATGCTTTCTCATATTCTGGTGTCAAAATTGAATTCGCCTCCCCGCGCCGCTATGGGGAAATGGCAAATCATATTTAAAATAATATTTCTCACCCAGAGAATGGCAGAATGGCCGACCCCACACATCTGCTGTTTTAGTGCAAACACTTTTACCATTGTCTTCAATTACAATTTGCATGGGAAGCTTATTCCAATAAGCATAATTAGCACATTCATGCGCAAGTCCAGACATTCCCGCCATATCGCCAAGAAATAACCAAACCTTCTCACTTCCGCCACTTCGCTTAATCTGCCATGCCACCCCAAGCGCAATCGGACAACACCCTGCAAATATGGCGGAAGAAAAAAACCGGTGGTCCGGCCAGCATAACGTCATTGAGCGGCCAGCCATAATAGCAATTTTGACCTTTTGAGCGGGTACGCCAGCCAGAAGCGCATGGTAATGAGAGCGCCAAGTAGAGAATACCCAATCACCTGGTTTAAAATCTTTAAAGATATTTATTAGTACATCCTCATTGTTTCCAGAAAGGTGAATGGGGGCTTTAATTTTTCCCGCGTTAAATTCTTCTGCTATGTCTTTTTCAAAGGCAATCAGGTCTTTTTTATTCATATGCCAACTTCCTTGCTACAGCCCATGCCATCTCTGTGCTGGATGCCCTTTTGCCGCCGCCGACATTGAACAATTCCGTTATCCCTAAATCTTTGCACAATCCGGATTCAGAATTATTTTTAGTCTTGTCTGAGCGATCGCCGCCATTGGCAAAATAATCTGGCTTTATGGCACGTATCGCCTCGCACACCGAATCATCTTTATCGTCAACCGGCCATACTTCAGAAACAGAGCGCATCTCGCGCAGAATATCCGCGCGCTGCTTCCAGCCCATAAAGAAAAAATTCTTCTTGCGTATAAGCCAGTCATCAGAATTAAGTATAACGTAGACACGTCCATATTGCGCTGCTTCCCTGATATAATCCAGATGACCGGAATGAACAGGATCGAACCCGCCGCTCACACATACTATTGCCATGATGTCTCCGCCATGAAATCATCAAAACATTGTTCCACATACTCAACGGCAGTCTTGCCCATATCCTGATGGCATCCAATGGCGAACCCATTACGCATTATCCTGTCGCAATTTTCAAGGCTGCCGTGAACCTCATGCCGGAACATTTTAAGCGCAGGCTGCCTTGCCATATTACCGGCAATAACAGGACGGGTTTCTACACCTTTTTTTTGCAAGAATGAGGTGATGGATTTTACAGTAAATTTGCAATTATCTTTAAGCACAATTCCGAATCCGAACCAGCTACTATGGCCTAACTCAGTTTCTTCCTGAAATTGAAAAAATGCACTGTATTTATCCAGCGCATGGCGAAGCATCATCTGTGCATCGCGGCGCCTGTGCACAAAGCGGTCAAGTTTTGGCAATTGCTTCATACCAATAACCGCCTGCACCTCGGTAGGGCGAAGATTATAGCCGATATTGACAAACAGAAAGCGCGGGTCGATATTACTGTGCTCCTGTTCATAAGCCTTGGGATTGTTTGATTCCCTTGACCAGCCATGCGCGCGCAAAATCCGCATCAGATCGGCCATTTCATAACTATTGGTCAGGCAAATGCCACCCTCAAAAGTGGTGATGTGATGGGAAAAGTAAAAGCTCATAGTGTTGACAAGGCCAAAGCCTCCAACAAACTTATTATGATATTTAGCACCCATCGCTTCACAGCAGTCCTCAATGATAATAAGCCCGCGCCTGAGCGCAATCATGCGTATAGTATCCATGTCGCAGGGATTGCCGTACACATGCACCAGCATTATCGCTTTGGTTTTTGAAGTAATAGAATCTTCCAGCTTCTGAACATCGATATTGTAAGTTGCCAGATCGCAATCCACAAACACCGGAACCAGACCGCACTGGATAATAGGCCAGACCGTCGTGGCCCATGACAGGGCCGGAACAATTACATCATCGCCAGCCTTCAGATTCCTGTTCCATGCCGGGTTAGTAATTGCTGCCAAGGCAAGTAAATTGGCAGAAGACCCCGAATTGCACATCACTGCGTATTTAACGCCAAAATACCTGGCGCATTGTTCCTCGAACTCGCGCACCTTTGGACCCATGGTCACGTGGGTCGTGCGCATCTGTTCGCAGGCAGCCTGAATTTCCTCTTCGCCAAACGTAGGTTCGTGGAGCCTTACCTTCATCGCGTTAAAAACCTTTCACCACTCATGGCTCTTTTCCTCCAGTATTCCAATAAATCTTGCATTGTTTGAGTAAAATGTATTTCAGGCTTCCATCCTGTGTGATGAACAAATTTTTCAACGCATGGCACCTGATTGTCTGCATCAATGGGGCGTAGCCTATCTTTATCGACTTCAAATCTTAATGGAAGTCTTGCAAATCGCTTAGCAGATAATGATGTAAGATACTGTAGCATTTCTTCGATAGAGCAAGTGTAGTTTCCACCAATATTATACACTTCTCCGGCTTTTGGATTGACAGTAAGAAGCATATGATAAGCACGAACAGCATCACGCACGTCTGCATAAGTGCGTGTAGAATAAAGATTGCCCCCTTTTATGACCGGATCAATTTGTCCAGATTCAATCATGGCAATCTGCTTGGCAAAGGAAGATTCGGCAAAGACATCGCCGCGACGGGGGCCGGTATGGGTAAACATACGCGTGACCATCACCGTCATGCCATACGCCTCAGCGTAATGACGGCCAATGAGGTCTGTTCCTACTTTAGAAATGGCGTAAGGACTGGCAGGATGAAAGTTGCAATCTTCCATTATCGGAGTCTTTTCCTTCGGAACTCTACCATACACTTCCGATGAACTGCACACATGGATAATCGCATCTTTTTTATACTGTCTCAGCGCTTCGAGAACGCGGTGCGTGCCGTTAATGTTAGTATCATACGTATCAAGTGCAGACGTGAAACTCGTTTTGGGATAACTCTGCGCAGCCAGATGGAATACATAATCAGGCTGAGAAGCCTTGACCACTTCGTTAATGGAATCCGAGTCGCGTAATTCACCGTAGACGAGTTTAATTCGTCCACCACTATTAATTTCGGGCAAAAGGTGCGAGATGTTGTCAAGGGGACTTCTCCATCTGCAGAGTCCATAAATATCCCAATCGGTGTGCTCTAAGAGGTAATCGGCTAAGTGGCTGCCGACAAAGCCAGTGATGCCCGTAATTAAGCAGCGCGTCATTTCCGCACCTCAGTAACCTGCGCCAAAAAGTCTTTCTGCTCCTGCGGCGTCAGAAGTTTACCCGTCCATATATTCCAGAGCAGCGTTGCAAAGACCAGCATGAGAACAAAAGTGGCGGAATTAAAGATGATAATCGCCGTCCTGATATGATTCATATATTCACCACTTTGCCCGATTATTGTATATACAACTTCCGCTTCAGAAAATCAACCGTCATTTTACCGTTGTTCCGCGCTTCCTGAACTTCATCCATTAATTTGTCAAAAACAGGTTTTTCGGCGGTATAGTGATAAAATCCACCTTCGCCAATCCACACATCAACGCCGTTATGGTGGTATACCCATGCGCGCGGGCACAGGCGCATCTTTCCACCCATGGCTTCTGCCATGTAGTAAAGGAATGATTCGGTAAAGCAGTTTCTGAATAAATCCATGTAGCCGCCATATTCCAGAAAGAAGTCATAACGGAAGATAATGGCGTAAGCGTTCAGGCAGGGGGCGCGCGCCGCAGCCATACCAACACAATCCATGTAATCAGCGGGATCTATTAAGTCCCTGTTGTCCGGCCCTGCCGCCACCTGTATGGGGATAGCCATGTCGCCGCGATTGACCGTTGGAAAGAGAATCTGCAGTTTGGGGTCTTTTTCAAATTCCTTAACGGCCTCTGCCACCCAGTCCATCGGCCAGATGATATCGGATGACGTATAAACAATATACCGGGTGTCTCCCGCGGCGTAACGGCGGAGAATATCATTCATCAGTTCCCATTGAGACATTTTATCAGGATAAAAACAAAGTTCATAACCGCCCGCATTTTTATGGTGCCGCGCTAACGTGGAGCGCACAATGTCAGAAGATTTTGCATCGCCAACGACCAGCTGAATGTCAGGGCGCGAACCAATGATCGAATCAATCGCGTCCATATAAACATAAGGCCTGGTCCTGCTTCCCTCTCCCAGTGTGTTGATGCGATCAGATATCTGCTGAAGCGTAAGTCTGTCAGGCGGCCTTCCGTTTGAGGGCTCTTCTGCAGCATCAGGAGCATAGGTTGGCATGAATGCTAATATTTTACTCACCTGTTCCCCCTTATGGCCAGAGCCAGCGCTCCGGAATTCATCCATGCCATGTTCTGCATATGATCGCTGAACAGCGCAGATTCCATACGGCGAATCTGCCATTTCCTTGTCCCGTTCCACCGCTCGTCATCTCCCTGTTCATCGGGGCCGCGTTTTATATCCAGCGGGCAAAAGGTGCGGTACTCCGCTTTATTTATTTTAAATCCGCGCTCCAGGTTATAACACAACAGCCCCGTCCATCCGTCCGTATTAAAACTATAGCCGAATCCGGCGACAGATATCCATTCGCGGTTCCATGCCGGATAGGTATCCACATGCCCTATACATGAACCATTCGACAGGGTTGCCGTATCGATGTCAGACACGGTATTGATAATATGCGGCCATCCCTTGTGTCTGACCGCTATGTTCAGAAGTTTTTCATCCCACCCTTTCGTGCCGATAATGGCGTCATCCGACATCACCATAAATAATCCGGACTCCTGCGATGCCTCACGCATTAAATCCATGTATGCCTTATGCAGGTCAGCATATCCTCCCGCGCGCGGCGTAACTATCGTTTTTACTGAAACAGGGTAATCAATTCCGCCCCTGGCGAGCGGGTGATCCTTATCATCATCGTCCGTCTTAACCAGTATTTCAATACTGCGTGGACAGGATGAATTCTCAAGCAGCGAATCCATAAATTCCATAAACTTCATGTTAAGATTCCCCCTGAGTCTGCTGGCCATGAGAACAGATAATTTCATTCCGCATGCCTCTGCCTTGGCAGCGCATCCGGCAACTGGGCGTAAGGCTCACGGTTCCACAGCCGGAAATTATACCCCAGATCGCCCCAATGCTGCGTGTTGTTGGAAATCCCGTGGTCCACAAAGATGCGAACGCCTGCCGCGCGTATCTTATCGGTAAAGTAACGGTCCTCACCCTGATAGGCACGGTGAACGTCGTTCCATACGATTTCAAAATGCGGCGATGGCAATCCGCGCAGCTTATCCAGCTTTACCAGCATCAGTCCCATCCCCACCTTCGCCACTTCCTCCAGACCAATCTTCCCCGCCGAATGCGTCATATGACCGTCCAGGCCTTCCGCCGTATATTGCAGCGTATCCTGCTTGCGGCAGTAATTGGCCGCGATAGCATCGATTTCAGGATGCTCCTTCATCGCCTGCAACATGCGAAGCACGCAATCCGACGGCATCTCGATATCATCATCCCACCAGAGTTGGTGCGTACATTCATCCGCCAGAGCCTCATCCAGACATTCCTGCCGCGCCTGGGGCAGAAGGCTTGCCTGCAGCCTGCAGATAAGGCCAAAGGGGACTCCAAAGGCAGTGAGATGGTGCACCATCATCGACAGGCCCAGTGAGCAGCGCGGGGTTATGGGGCGGTTGGAACAAACCGAAATTGCCAGCTTTAACCCTTTAGCGCCCTCATACTGCTTTATTGCTATCGGCTCTTTCATCAAAAATCCTTCATCTCGTAAACCACATAAAAACGGCGATTAAAATACACAGGACTATTATGGTCATTTCCATATCCTGGTGCGCCATTCCCCGCACCATTCTTTTTCGTCCATATTGGGGCTCGCCGACACCGGCCTTGGCGCAGGAGGATTGCCGATGGGTGCGATGATAACTACCGGGGGGAAGCGACGGCAGAAGCCTTCGGTCACGTTCTGCAGGTGACGGCGGAAGTAAGTGCAGGTGGCACAGGATTCGGTGGTCATTTTAAGGCATCTTCCGCTTTTTTTATTTCCTCTTTGGCAAATTGCTTCCAATCCTCGCCATTACTAGCCTTCACATGGATATTGGAAATCATCGTATCAAACCCTTTCTTATTCGCCGTAGTATCGGGGATTTTAGAGAGATACCATGGGAGAAGCAAATCGCGTATATATCCTTTTTTTATCATTTATCCTTCTCCATGAAATCACGTAAAATCTGGTTGACGAGCGATTGCCACCCCCTTCCCTTTTTGCGAAAAAAGGCGAGGATCGCCGCGTCAATCCGTATGGATATAGCCTGCTTGCCAAACAGAATCTTAGCGGGTTTACGCGCCATTATTTCTTTTTTTGCCCCGGCTTTTTCTGCTCTGGCTTTTTCTTCGCAGCCTTCGCGGTTTTCACAATGGAAGCCTTCACCGAAACCACCGGCCTGGCCGCTTTTGCCTTACCCTTTTCCGACGCCGGACTTTTTTTCTTTTCCCTTGCCGGTTTATCTTTCGCCTTACCCATAACTATCTCCTGTCCGATTGTTAAATAAAATTGTTAAATAAAATTGTTAAATAAAATATTACTCAGCATCTTTTTTAACTCGTGAAGAGTCAGAGGCTTTGTAATTCCTGAAAGGGTTATCAGTCCTGTAATCCGCCCTGCCGCGCTCGTAAGCTTCTCGCAGGGATTTGTGATATGCCACAAGCAGGGAGTCCGGTTTAGAATCCGGCGCGGATTCCATGTCAGAGTCCGGTTTATCCATTTTCAAACCTTCCTGCGCTCATGAGCCGGGAACCTTTCAAGCTCCTCCATGGCGGCCTGCGCTATTTCCATCGCTTTCCTTACAAGAGGGGCCGCCTGCGTATCATGGCGCGTTGCCGCCGTTGCCGCCGACCCCACCAGGGAAGCACTTACCAGCTTAATAAACAAAGAACGGTACTCCGCCGCGTCAATATCCATTTTATCCTCATGCTTAAAAGGTAATTATACTTTAATGTATATACACGGATGCATGGATTTGCAAGCAAAAAAATATGCGCGGCTTATGCGCTTGTATATATACACGTTTAGTTTTTTTATATTTTTAAAAATAATGTGCCCCATTATTACCCCCAAAAGGCAACGGCCGGAGAAATGGATTATGCATAAGCAATACTGGTCTAAAAAGAATACGGACAAGAAGATGGATTATAATGAAGTGCTCAGGCGCGAGCTGGAGCGGTTCCGGCGCGAACGCGATATTCAGGTGCGCTCATGGCGCGGGCTTGAAGGGCGTGGGCCTGAAGAGAACTGCCCCGATGACTGATGTATATACAAATGTATATACAGTGTGGTTTGTATATACAGTGTGGTTTTGAGTTGCGGTTGGGTGAAATGTATTATGCCAAATCCACCGACGCGGCCCAAATCTAGCCCCCTACCCCCGCCGCCCCTCTTGCGCCGGTATAATCCTGCCCAGCTCCACCATCAGCTCGCGCGTTCATCGCTTCATCGTTTGCATTTAGTTATTGACAGCTCATGACTCTTGTGCAATTATCACCCGCATGATAGCCACATGCGACCATTGCCATACGCCGGTCAACACGGACAATGAGCCGCGCGCCTTACAGCGCAGCACGGTCTATGTGATATGTGATTTGTGTCACAGCCTGAGCGAGGCTCAGTTACTAGCGTTGCCGGATATCCAGCGCTGCGAGCGCGTTACTCGTTGTCAATAACCCCATTGTCAATAACCAATGGCTCTTGTTTGTTTTCCAATATCTGTTTGATTGCCAGCAGATCATTCTTACTCATGTCACGCAGCTCCTTCATGGCATTCTGCAGCACCACGTTTACCGTGGTTTCCTGTTTGCTTTCCTGCTTGTCAGACTGGCCCAAGAACTGCTTTCCAAGCCAGATGAGCATGCCGGGATGACCACTGAGCGCCAGTCTGGCTTGCTTTGAACGCAGCGAGTGTTTGAAGTCGGCAATACCATTGAGTATAGCCTCATTAATATCAAAGTAATCGGCAATGGCGACATTAAACCAATCCACGTCAACACCCAGCAAATGCGCTATTTCTTCACGGGTGCAACCCACCTGGCTCCATGCACGTATTTTTTTGAGGTCCAAAGCATTCGCGCGTTGGGAAGTGGTGTCACGCTTTCGCTTCGCCCGGAACCTTGGATTAAGCTTCGGAACATACGGATTGCCCTTTGGTTTTATGTCTGGGATGTCTTCCATCATTCTAATCAGCATATTAACATCAAATAACACCTCATGCAATTATATCAATGCCAAGCCCCTTAATTTACCCGTACAGCATAGCTTACCGCCAATCATCATCAACATCATCAAAAAACATAAAAACTTCTATACGAAACCCTATCATGCTAATTTATGTCCCTGCCTATACGTCCTTAGCAATAATGTTATAAATCAGCATATTATTATTTTGTCCACCATATGTCACAACATAAAATATGGCTAATTACAATTTAATATCAATAACTTGACTAAATACAGGCCATATGTCCAGTGTCCCTTTAAAGAAATACACCGACATGTGTGTATACAGCATGTGTGATATAAATACAACAGATATATAAGTATACACACTCATAAAAGAGAATGACTATAAGAGACATATATATAAAGGACATATATATATATATATATATTAATATACTATTTTAATTGAATATTTTCTATTCAAACTTTTGTCCATACAACCATCTTACTTCCCGGAACTAATTGCCATTCTATGGCTCATGCGCTTTCTTCACTGCCATTTAAAGAATATAATTGCTGTTTATTGTAAACTTATATATTGTTTATTGGCAACAATTAAACAATTGGAGTTTAGAATATGTCTAATAAGCTTATAAGAGTGGACGATGATGTCCATGCAAGGATTGCGAAGTTAGCGGACGTAAACAACAAGAGCGCTGGCGAGGTGGTAGCGTATTTGTTGCGCAAGGCCGACGAGGCATTAGGTGGGGTTCCCCTTCCCGTGCTGCAGCGCAAGCGGACAAAGCCCTATGAAGAGCCAAGGTATGGCGTAAACCTTAAAACCATGCGCGATATACCTGTGCGTATGCCCGCCGGCAGGAAAGAAGGAATTTCCCTGCCGGACGATCTCTCAGGCGGCGTGGAAGCGATGGATGAGAACGGGTTCTGGCTGGAAGCTAAAAGCCATATGTGCAAGATTTTGGCCCACCTTGCCGGTGTAACGGGCGATATTAAAACCATGAGGATGTCGGTAGTCCCCTTCCTGCGTGAAATAAAAACCTTTATTATTTCCGTGTCGGAGGAAAGCACGGATGTGTTTATCCCGGCGGACATCGAGGCGCAGAAGATACTGCATATCATAAGCGCGGCACCAGGCGAGTATAAGGAAAAACAGTATTACACCGCCGCCGATCTTTACCTTCTATGGCACTGCGGCTTTGAAATCCGCTATGTGGAAACTATCTAATAAAATAGTTATTGACAATCCATAACCAAGGCGTATGATGCATGAAGTTAATCCCGAAATCAAACAAGGAGCATAAGACCATGACAAAAGCACAACACACGCCGGGGCCTTGGCTTTACATGCAAGATATGATTGTCGCAGGTGATTGCTATGGAAAGGTAGTCGCGCATACAAACGTCATGATGCAGCATCCGCCAAAGAAATATGTGATTGTCGCGGAAGATAAAGCAAATGCCCGCCTTATCGCCGCCGCGCCGGATTTGCTGGAAACATTAAAATACTGCCAATCATGGTTCGAGAAGTTTGCGCCCGTAGCTGATTTAATCGACGGCAACAAATGTGAATTACCTATGTTGACGAGCGTGCGAGCAGCAATTAAGAAGGCTGAAGGACATGAGTAATTAATGTCAATTCCTGTGAAACAAGAGGACTAAACTATATGACGAACGAAGTATCAAGGGAAATGCCGGTCTACAAATGCCATAAAGAGGTATGGGCGCTAAAAATCGCCGGATTGCAATACACCAACGCCGAAGGTGACGATGCGGCGGAAAGTGATGGCAGTATGCTACTGACACCCGCAGATGATGGTTATGCGCCCTTTGTGGTTGATAAGGAATATGTGCAAAAGCATAAGCCGAAAGTAGGCGGCTATTATGTTGTTTATAGAGACGGATACAAATCTTTTTCGCCTGCGGAAGCGTTTGAGGAAGGATATACGCGCTTATGAAAGAGGAGCTGCTAAGACCCTATCGTGCGGGTGATAATGTGCTTTGCAAGGGGTATAATATCGTCGGAAAAATTATCCTTGTGGATGGGGAGCGTTTACATGTTTCCAGCATCCTTGACGATGTGCCACTACCCCATAGAACTTTCGCGCCGGATGAGGTGGAATTTATCCCGCCAGCGAAAACCAAGGATAGCCCCAATGGGTAACAACCGGATAGGCATGGAAAATTTATACGCAAGCCACGTGAAGGAAGAAACCATGCCTATCCGCTTAACGCCCAACAACGCTAGGGATTGATTATGACATACATTATCGGACGAGTTTACAACAAATACGGCGCGGCTGATTACTACATGGGCAGGGATGAGAATGACATCCCCATGTTCACAGGGAAGAACAGCCCGTCACTTGTGAAATACACCAACCACAATACTGCTTACGGCATGACCATCAGGCTTAAAAAGCTACTTCCTACCATTATGGGAGGTGCGCCAGCATCTTATGAAGTTATTGAGATTGAGGGGTAATGATTATGGTAACGCACGAAGAATTATGCAAATCCGGTGAAATTCACGGCAGTCAATATGACCGCCGCAAACTACCCGGCAACGTTTGGAGGCCGATATTGACCTCTCCCAGAGATGGTACGCCGATAATTGTAGCCAAGTTCGGTAAGAATGAAATAGGCGAAGATTGTGGATTCTGGTGGATTTCTAAAGGGCATTTTGACGCTGAAAGACAGTGTTGGCATGACGGCATCGAAAGACTTTCCTGGCCTACTCACTGGATGCCTGTGGCTTATCCGGTATCGGAAGGATTGGATGAACTGCTTAAAGAAGATGACGCCACCAAAGCGCGGCGTTATGCGACTGAACTGCACGATTTGCAATGTGCAATCAAAGATGTGGCGGTGGAAATGCAGGCATCTGCTTTTCCTCTCCCGCCAGAATTAATAACCGATGAACAACGTGGTTGGAATAAGGCAACGGACTATATCATTGACCTGTTGAAAAAGCATTGCGGGGATATGGCATGATTACCTTGGAAAAAATACAAGACGCTGTTCTGGCGCATTATGATGGCGTTTACAGCCTTGAGGCTAGAAAGCCGGAGCAACTAGCTGACTGGGTTCTTTTCCTGCTTGGATGGATAGAAAAAGTGGAAACAAACGCTACATTAAAGCAATCCTTGCCTTTACGTCCACCATGCGACTGGCAAACTGACCCAGACACGGATGAAATATGACACAACCAGTAGCCCAAATGGGTAACAACCGGATAGGCATGGAAGAAACAAAAGAGAGGCGCATGACAGATCAATTAAATCAGGCGAATAGGATACGAAGTGGCCTAGAGCCTATGGGGTTCTGGCTATGGCAACGCATAAACACTGAGCTAACTGGCGAGTGCATCGCCTTTTTACCCGCTAAACCGAAAGGATAAGCACCATGGCGTATTTTAATGGATCATTGCATGGATATAACAGCCCCAAAGGCTACATAGCTCCTATTCCCATAACGCGTGTATATTGTGACAAGTGTGCTTGCGATTCAATACCCCTTGATAAATCAAAGCCGGAAGGCAGGCAACACTGGGATACTGATTTCAGATGGGTGCCCGTGTTTGGCGGTGATCAGAAATGTGATACCTGTAATAAACCAGTTTAAAAAGGATAAAAACCATGTGGCACGGCATAAACGATTGGGATGACTTTATACTGATCGGCGGCGCAGCAGGTGGAATGCTGGCGCTATTCTGCATGGGAATATACCTAGCATACTCGATTTCACGAAATAGTTATTGATTGTTATTAATAAGGTTGTATATACTATGGAAAAGACAGAACTGGAGCAGATGCAGGAAGATGCAATAGGCGATGATAGCCACGCTATAACCGCCCGCCTTCACCTTGCATCGTTATTTGAGGAAATAAAGACGATCGTTAAACAACATGATGAGGAATATTATGAATGACCTTCACCCCGATTTGCAAATCAAGGCGGATGAAATAAACCGTATCCTGCGCATAAGGCATGAGACGCCAGTGGTTAGGTGGTCTGACAGTCTCCCAAACCTCAAAACTCCCACGCGCGATTATCCCCGCGTATTGAAAAGCGCGGGGATATTAAAGCAGATTGAGGATAAGGAGCACCATGACTAGAAAACTGATATTGCACCCGGCGCGGGATGAGATAGCTAAATGGGGCATATTGGCGCATGTGGACGTTATGGAAAGAAACCGGATATTAAATATGTCTTTTGGGCAGTTCCAGAAGGAAAAAAAGATTTTAACAAAGGAGGTGGATTTAGCCAAATTTTCAAAGCGTAAAAAGAGCAACGTAACTGAGTCCTGGTATAACCCGAATCGAACCAAATTTAACAAGGAACCAAACCATGAAAGCGATATTACACCCGATGAAACAGAGCATCTTTGAAACCCATATTCCCACGCTGGACGAATTGCAGGAGTTATGGGACCTTGATAATGATAGTGATGAAATAAAAAGAATATTGACAGTCAATAACTTTGATGATATGGATTTTTCATGAACACATTTACCTGCAAATATCCGATCGGCTCTAAGGTTTATTATATGCTGCCCAATAAGAAGATTATAGAGGCTGTAGTTTTGGGGGTTTATTTCTCAGTGAGACTTCCTCCGAAATATTCGATTAGGGAAGCAGGCACCGATGTACTACATGCGAAATTTTTTGATATTCATGAGAATTTCCTAGAGATGGCAGAATGAAACTACTGCATTTCTTTATCATTATGCTGTGCCTATGTGCGGTTCCGCTATTGCTGATTATGCAGGTACTATTAAGGGGTTTATAAATTAACGGTTTGGATTATAGGAAAGATTATGAAAAAAGAAAAATCGCAGGCGGAACTTGAAATTGAAGCATTAGTTGATGTTTTTAACATTGCTAATAGTGGATTTAAAGAGTTTTACAAAAAGGCCAATAAAAATCAAAAAGGAGATTACTCGACAAGCGGGTCTAGCGGAGATTACTCGACAAGCGCGTCTAGCGGATATCACTCGAAAAGCGGGTCTAGCGGAGATTACTCGAAAAGCGCATCTAGCGGAGATTCCTCGAAAAGCGCGTCTAGCGGAGATTCCTCG